CTTTCTGCAATAGCATATTAGCTTTGCGTTGGTCTGCATTCATTCCAGGACCGCATTCTGGTTTTACACGAGATGCTGCGCTCATTGGATTGTCTTTATAAGAACACATTCCAGAACCTGAATTCATCATCTTTCCTTTGGGCATTGCCCCTTTGTTATATGCCATAATTAACCTCCTTGATTAAAGTTCTGCATAATTTCTTGCTGCATTTGAGATTGCTGTTGCATTTGTTGTTGTTGCATTGCTTCGTCTGTACCTTGTGTTTCAGAGTTGATCTGATCTGCTTCTGAGCTGACTTGCAATTTCTGTGCTTCTCTTCCTGCTGCTTCTTGTTGTTCTAGCTGATTTACAAAAGCAAGAACTCTTAAAATTCGGTCTTCATTCATTTTGGCTATTTCTGTGATAGCTCTTGAACGATCTAATGCTGCTTGTGCCATGTTTTGTTGAGATTCGGACTCTCTTTCATCTTTTAGTGCTAAGTTGCTAATGACACGTGAGCGTCTTTCTTGTGCTAATCCAAGTTTTTCCTCTTTAGTCGCTGCTAATACATCCATTTGTGCTTTACGTAGCTCATCTTCTTGAGCAGATTTAGCTGAAATCATCTCGTCCTGTTTAGCCATTGCCTCTTCAAGATCTGATAGTCCAGTCATGGATAGGGCACGAATAAGTTCTGCTTGTGGAACATCGACTAGCCCGTCTTTTTTAAGATTAACAAGCTCGTAGTAATAAGCATCTTTCTGTGATTTAGAACGTACGCCTTCTTTAATGACGGCATCATATTGCTCAAATTCTTTTTCATAGAATTGTTCCGTTGGCTGTTCTGCAAGAATGCGTTCAACCTTACCTGGAGGATAGTGCTCTTGAATAGTTTTAAGAATCAGTGACCCGAGAACTAGCTGTGATGTTTCCACGTTATCAAATATCTTACGGTTTCCTCTTAGCCCTTGAGCGATTCTTACTTCAGCTAAACGACCAGAAATCTGTGTGTTACCGCCTTCATCAACGCCTAAAATGGATTCGTTTACGTTTGCAAGCGTAAGGCTTAATTGATCTAAAACTTGTTGATACTGCACTAAAGCGGGATTGCATCCACCGCCTTGTAGCTGTTGAACGGAGTCCATGCCTTGTGGGGCGTTCTCGGGATCTATTCCGATGATCTTACCTTGTCCAGATTGTTGAAGGTCTTGTGGATCGGGTACAGAACCAATTAAATATTTAAATCCTGTTGAGATATCACTGTCCATCATGTCGATGATCTTCATATGGCGTTTACAGAATTGCCTTTGAACTGACCATAGACTAGACGAGATGCCCTGAATGCGTTGTGAGGGCATCCATATAGATGGTTCCATATAACAGATCAATGGAACAAATGGGTATGTTTGATTTATACCCGTTTTGTCTTCTCCGCAATATACTCTCTGACCGTTCAGCATGATGTTTAGCTCAACAAATCCTCTTTCAACACTGCGTATTTCTATTTCAGGGATTTCTTTTTCATCTATGCCAAGCTCATCTGCATTCTCACGCATACTCTTAAAGCGATTAATACCAAGTTTTAACTTATCCATTTCTTGTTTGTCTAAGTCTGTGATATCTCGATAATATGCACTTTTCATATCGACTAAGAACTTTCTAGTCTTTGTTATGCGCTTGTAGTACTGATCATAAGCAAGAAGATTGCGTTTACGTGAAAAGGTCGTAAACTCTGGATGATATTGCATGAACTTGTCATCACGATAACTCATTGATAGATCATCTATAAATTTTGGCTCTACAAAAGGAAGCAATTGTTTGATGTATTGCTTATCTACAAGATCTCTAGTAATGGCAAAAGAACAGTCTGATAGATTTATAGACGTAAATGTCGGATCAAGATAAAAAGAATTGTAGGTGCGCTTAAAGAAGGAAATATCGCCGTTGATAAAATCTTTTGAGTAATCCATTTGGATACCGCACAAAGAAATACCGCTCTTGAAAGACTCATCAGCTGCATCTAAGAAAGTTGGATATCCGAGCCCTTTATCCCAAACGTAATACGAAAGCTTTGTAAATTGATCAGCTGTTTTCTGATCACTTCCTTCCACAGGTGAGTATATTATTTGGTTTAAGTGGTCTCTGAGATATCCAGAGTAAAACTGCAGAGGTCTGCGCATGATGTTAAATTCAATCGGTTCACGACCTTCTTTAATCAAAGACTTCCGTTCATCATCGCTCCAAGTATAACCAGAGGCTGCAAGCGTATAAACTTGCGCATCTTTTACAAAAGGCGCCCAATAATCGTGCGAGTATCTATAATTTTCTTGGAATTCACCACGGATTTCGTTGTCTGACAGCATACTTATAATTTAGTTTATTACAGATATAAATCAAATTGGAATTTGCTTACAAGTGAAAATTTTATGCGACAAGAATGGTTGCAAGTTATGCGGTTGTGCTGATCAGTTAAGTAGTTGTGTTAAATGTTTTTGAAATGTATTATAAGAACATAACAAAGACCCTTTAAATCTTTTGATTTTTCGAGGAGCGTTTGGTAGACACTCCTCGATAATGTTCTATATTCTGTTTTTATTTCTTTCTTAACAAATGCGCCTGTATCTTGACTCAACAGCAAGTTTGTGCTTCGCTAAAGCTCCCTTTGTACCTGAAACAGTTTCTATATGTGAAACTGCTTGTGAAAGATATCTAAAGCTGTCTCCATAGTTGCTAGATATATCGTGAAGTGGTTCTTCTAAATAACGCCCAAGTTGCTCACTCCACTTTTTGCGATACTTAGCAAGCTGATCTAGTAAAGGTTTAACGCGACTTACGTTGAAGACGCATCTATTCATTAACATCTTTGCATGAGAGATAGAAAGTTGTTTATCCATAGCTTTAAGAACGTGAAACTGTGTATCTGTTCCCGAAAATAAACGTCTGAAATCTCTTTCATATGTAAGCTGTATATCTCCATTATACCGCTTAACAGCATCGTGAGGAAGAAAAATAGTATGATAATGCAGAGGCTTATCTTTAAGTAAGAAGTTTGCATAAAATGGCACGTCCTTGTTTTTGTCTTCATAGTAATCTATGATGCGGATTTCTCCATGTGCTATTTGAAAGAAAATCATCACAGTTAAATCGTTTAGACCAATATCCATGGCTACATAAACGGGTAGCAAGGCATCGTATAAACTTGTGTGTAAGCAACGATCGGAGTTGTAAGCTGTAGATATAGCTTCAGCAAAATAAAACGCGTCAGATGATGAAAGAAACGATTCTGAGATGGTTGAAGGAAACTCTTGCTTGAGCTTGTCGCCTAGCAGTCTTTCTTGAATAGCGTACCAGTTGCGTTGTGGCTGTGTAATCTTTATTTGCAATTGCTGCTCAAGTTTATTAAAATAGTCTGTTAAATTTACATCGTACGTTACTTTCTCGTGAAGTTGATAGGACGGCTCATTAAGCCAATTGTAAAAGAATAATTTGTAGTCAAGATCAGTTAAATTATCGTTTCCCCGTCTTTCAGATTCTAGTATCATTTCTGCAAAGAAACCAGAGCTTCCTTCTCCCGTACTTTCTATTATGACCGTACCATTTTTTGGAACTGCTTGCAAAGTACCTGTGATTACTTCCTCGGCTTTTTGCGGATTACGTGCGCATGTTTTACCAAACTCAGAAACAAGCACCAAAGGATATGATCCACCCCTTAATGTTGTGTCAACGCGTATTGAGCTGCCGTTTGCAAAAGTAATTTCTCTTGCTGATCTCTGAACGATTCCGACTGCATCTTTATATATCTTTGGAAAAGCATCTAAAGCATGTCCTATGATCTTCTTAAAGATGTGCTGAGCGTGTTCTAGTGAGTATGAAACAATGCCTGCGCTTAAATTCTTTTTAAAAATTACTTCATCAAGAAGGTATAAGACAGCAAAAGTACTCATGCCCAATTGTCGAGCTTTCAAAATTAGATTACGTGTATGAATATTATCTAAAACATCTTCTTGAACCCGATTTAGCCGGAAAGGAATTGAATCACCATTTCTATTTATGATGTGATAGAAGTAATTTAACCGCTCTTTTTTATCTACGATATTCACTCAGAAACAATGCCTTTCTTAGCTAGATCTAGCAAGTCACTCAAATTAACTGTTGGTTGTGCGTTGTTATTTTTCACCTCTGCTTCAAAGCGCGCTTGTTCTCTCTTCTCTTCTTTTAAGAATAGATCATATACTGGAGCATTCATGCCGTATGCGCTATTATGTAGCTTGCCTGTGTTCAAATTATGCTCTCTGCGTACAGCTATACACGCCTTTGCAAACTTAACCGCTTTTGAAAAGCTTTCGCATTTTTGTGAGAAAAGAAAGATATCTGACGGACAAATTCTATTTTCAGCACAGAATGCATTTAAATTTAAACTTGTTTCTTTTTCAGCCCAAACAATTAATCTTTTTCCAATTTCTTCTTTGTCATGCAAAAGTGGACGTCCAGTCATGTTTACCTTCTATATATTATTTGTTTTATATATAACACAAATTATTTTTTCTTTGTATAATTTTCTTATGAGTGAAATTTGCAAGTGCGAAGGGGAAAACTGTCCGTTAAAAGAAAAATGTTATCGTTTTACTAGCGCGCCTGATCTTTATCAAGATTATTTAATCAAAGCACCCTATAACATAGAAACACAGAAGTGTGATCTGTTTTTGCAGTTGCGTAAGAATATCTAACATATCGCAATAATGTGTTGGATTGTAAGAATATCCAACACAAGATATACGGCTATATAAATGGGTATATTTCAGTATATTTCTAGTTTAATTTCAAATATTGCTTGGACAATCTTATTTAACCGTTCTTCTGTAATTGGCTCTCCAAGACATAGTGGATCTCGTATTCTATTTTTTACAAGCTGAAGACCTAAATGCCTGTCTTTTTTGTCAAATTGATTTTTAATAATATCTTGTAGTTTTATTTCTGACATTAATCTGTCAAAACCAGTTTCATTTTTTGGCGATGGCACTAAAATGTTTTTTTGATTTACGGCATAACTTACAGGTCTTGATCTCCAAAAGCAACAGCAACCGATTGTTTCCGTATTTTCCGCAAAATTAAAAACTTGATGCAGCTCTGGATGAAGCTCTAAATTTACTTGCATAATATATCTCCTGAAAAATCTGCCTTACATTTCAAGATATAAATTCAAATAATTTTTATCAAATAATTCCCATCAAAATTTCAAATGCTTCTAATACTTGAACTGGAACTACACTATTTCCAAGAGATTTAAG